CCCCCATTTATTAGGTTTATCACATAAAATAGAAACTCCCAAATACCAAATGTCATTAAAGAACTTATGTAATTTGGAATCTTTAACTGAATTTTTAAAGTTAGCATAATTTATTTGTTGAACTTCATTTAATAAAAATTCATTTAATTCTTCTACAGTCAAATATACCCTGTATCCATAATCTGAGTTAGGGTATTGAAAAACTTTTTTATTTGGAAACCCATGCTGTAAATGTTTTACATCTCTAGCTCTAATAGCAAAAACTTCATTTACAGCATTATCACCATCATTTATATATAATGGATTTACTTTAACAATACTAAAAAACCCATAATTTGTACATATCCACATAATTTAATTCCCGCTCAAAGTTAACATAAATTTATTATACTACGAAGATTCTAGATTGTCAAGCAGTTTTTTATGTCTACGTTTAAAATTATTATGTAATTCTTCCCAGTTACTTAATCCAGAGGACTTAAATGTCTCATGAACTTTATCTGGATGCATACTTTTTAACGAATCGACGACATGTTGTTTAACTCCAGGGTGCTCCATTGCTTTATTAAAGAACTTAGCTCCCTCTGACATACTAGGGTTTCTTAAAGAATCTTTTTCGGCAATATCATGTCCATAATCTTTATGTCCGCCCTGTGCTCTAAAATTAAAAGACCCGCCTTGGTCTGTTGAAACAAGATGACCTTTCTTTTTATCTAGGGAAACATTTCCTTGACCATGTTCTATACCAGTTCCCATTGCATCCCAATTCTTAGTAAGAACTCCAGCAGCGTAGATTTTACCTAATTGTTTATGGTGTTCGCTGGTTAGATTAGGAATATGTTTAGAGGTAACTGGTTCAAGATTATGATTAAATTCTGTTGATACTGAAGTTTTATTACGTTCAACACTAACTAATTTTGGTTTAAGCGTGTGAATTCCCATTAACTCATGAAGTTTAGAAGATAGAACTTCGGTTTTTGCTTGATCAGCATTATCTGGATGTTTAATATAGTGTTGAGTATTTTTCTCAGTATCTTTATATGTGCCACCTGGATTTGAACCTTTTTGACCTGATATTTTAATTAATTCTTCTTTTAATTGTTTAAATCTTTTCATATTAACCCTTAGTTATTTCTGATTCTGGAATACGTTTAACATGATGCACGTGAACTGTATTACCAAATTGATCATTATATTTGTCAGTACCTAAATGTTCAATATGATGTTTATCTTTAGTTGACTCAGTTCTAGGAATTAATACTTCCTTTTCAGCTGGATAATCGCTATCATTACCAACAACGCCAACTGGATCATGTTCGTTATGATGCCAATGCAATATATGTGCATCTTTAGAATTATTTCTTGCTGTGGGTGTTAACGCAAATGACCTGGCAACATGTTTATCAATAGAAGATGATAGATAAGTTGGTTGATGGTAAACTGGATTACCTTGTTTACTTTTTCCAACTGGCTCTGCATTTTTAATATTAAAACCAACTCCAGAATAGGTATCGAATTTATGTTTAGCCGGAACAAAACCATGTCTATCTAAATTATGAACAAAATGTTCGTGTTCTAATGGAACGCCTTCTGTGTGGTGTCGAACCAAATCGCGAGTTATTCCGCTAGAACCTGCCGTAAATTCGTTTAAATGGAATTTACCTTTAGATGTGTGTGGATGCCTCGCGTGTAAATTATCCATATGATCATCTATACCTTTATTAAATTTGATGCGATCATCAGCAGATTTAATTTTAGGTAAAAAATGCTCTTCAAAACTAGGATGTTCAGTATTTTCTTTTAGTTTTGTTGGTTTACTTGCATGAGATCCATGACTATTAGAAATTATTTCATATTCTTTTGGTTTGTCATGATATGGCTTTTTAGTATGTTTATCTATAGAAGCATGAGTTCCATGACTATTGGAAATTATTTCGTATTCTTTTGGTTTTTCTGATTCAAAAATAAATTGTTTAAAAGTTTTCATTTATAGACCTCGATAACTGTGTATCTAATATTTATTTAAATATAATTGCTTTCTTTCAACTAATGGCTTAATATAAGGTCTAATTTCCTTGACAAAAACTTGGGGTTTTCGATCTTCAACCGCAATTATTGTCACGATCTGTTTAATTTTACTACCAGTTATTTCTTGATATGCTAGGGCATAAAAAGTTTCCTGCAGCAGATAATCTTGAATCCACTCTTCTTTTTTATCCCTACGGGAATTCTTAAAATCAATTACAGATAATAATCCATCAAACTCAGCAATACAATCAACAGTTCCAGCAATTTGCAATTTATCACTGTATAGAGTTGCTTCTTGACAATGAATGTTGTTAATTCTATTTAAAACAGGTTTAAGCGAATAGAACATTTCTAATGCATCAGGCATTTTACAAGAAAGAGGTCTATTGTTAAGATAATCTTCGCACATTAGGTGAAGATTAGTTCCTCTTTTAGATGAATTGGCGGAAATACGGTCAGCTTCGTTATCTCCAATGCGTTTCCGCCATTCATTAAGATGAGTTTTATCAGCAGTGGAACCTAAGACATTGGTAATAGATGGATAACATTTATGACCTATTTGATAGTGTCGACTACCATTTATATCAACTCTTGGGTATTCCGTTAATTCAATATTAACATGACAAAAATTCATTTTATTCCTATAATTTTAATCGTTCTTTAACCATTAAGTAATTCTTAACCAAACCGGATCTCACGCAGTCTTCCATTGTAAATTCAACTAAACCAAACTCTTCTAATTCCTCCATGATTCGTAAAAAGTCTTTCATACCGCTAGATTCTTTTCTTTCATTTAGGTCACATTGTCTAATGTCACCCGCGAAGATAATTTTCGTGCCCTCACCTATACGAGTAAAGATAGTGTTAAGTTCAGAGAAAGTCATATTCTCCATTTCATCTACGAAAATTAAACAATTAGCATACGTTAAACCTCTCAAAAAAGATGTTGATTCAAATTCGATAATATCTTTTTGTTTCATAATATCATAAGCATCAGCACGACCAAACAATTCATTAATTATTGACCGATACGGAGCTTCATAAACAGATATTTTTTCTCGTTCAGTTCCAGGAAGAAATCCTAAATCCCTAGTTGCAACAGCAGATCGCAGGATTACGATTTTACTAAATGCCGCTTCATCAAGCATTTCTTTTAGACCTAGATATAAACTTAAAAAACTTTTTCCAGAACCAGCACTACCATACACGACTAGGTTCTTTCCTTCATCATACAAATCAAACACTTTCTTTTGGTTTTCTGTCATTGGATAGATTTTTTTTAATTCAAAATGCAATGCAGAAACTCTATTTGCTGATTTTTTAGATCTGTTTTTAGGTTTTAACATAAATTCCTTTTATGGTTGATTTAAAGTGAAAAACCCGCTTACCGATTATTAGTCGATTCGCGGGTCTTTTTTACTACTATAAGAACATCTCAATATTCCTTTGGAATTTGAAACTTTCTATCATGGAGTGTATTTCCAGGGATAGACTCTTTCATTCTCCCAATAACGCCTTTCATAAAATCAGCAGGCGGTTTTTTAATTCCTAGTCTAACTGGGTCGCCGAAACTAGTTTTTGAACATTCAGAATCATAATATCTTTGAATATGAGGATTATCTTTAACATATTCTTCATATTCGGCAATCTTCATAATTTTCTCAAAGATTTCGCCAGTTTCAGTATTTTTTAATGGATAGATTGGCACAATTTAATTCCAATAGGGATAATATGATTATTTATTTATGCAGCTTCTTTCGATGCAATCCATTCTTTATATTGATTAGTACGTTTATCGACATTTCCTGTTGGTAGACGAGGTAAGTGTTCTGGATATACATTAGCAGCATTAACCAATTCTTCAGTAGTAAAAACGACATCCTTCTCAACAGAAAGTTTAACTGTAGGTTTAGCATACCTTTTTTTAAAATCAACAAATGACTCTAGTACACTGATATGAGTATCATTATCAAAAAAGATAACTGTTTCTTGACCTCCAGAAGAAGGAACTACATAAGCAATTTTCTCTGGATTTACTAAGATTTCCTCACCAAACTGATTTTTCGATTTAACTATAAACATAAACAAACTCCATTAAAAAATATTATTATACGTTATATATAAAAATAAAGCAAGCATTTTTATAAATAAACTAAAAGCTAGTCGCGAGTTCCGAGGCTCCACTAGCACTAATCATTCTTTTCTAGGAGTAACCTATGACCAGCACAAGTATATATACGCCAATAGTACCAACTTATCTTTATATTAAGAAACATTCAATTACCGGATTAAAGTATTTTGGAAAAACGACAAAAACTGATCCATATGCATATTTAGGATCTGGTATTAAATGGAAAAATCATATTAAGAAACACGGTAAAAAACATATCGTTACTATATGGGTATCAGATTTATATTACGATACTTCTATTATTGAACATGCATTACATTTTTCTATTGAAAATAATATCGTTGAGTCGCAAGACTGGGCTAATTTAATGTTAGAAAATGGGATTAATGGAGGAGCAACATTTACTGGTAAAATTCCATGGAATAAACATAAAACTCTATCAGAAGAACATAAAGCCAAACTATCTATTGCAATGCAAGGTAAACCGTTAACAGATGAAACTAAAGCCAAACTATCTATTGCAATGCAAGGTAAAAATGCAGGAAGATCTTCTTGGAATATAGGGGTTAAGCAATTAATAGTTATATGCCCTTATTGCTATAAAACTGGAGGGTCAAGTAATATGAAAAGATATCATTTTGACAATTGTAAGAAAAAAGTCTTGACTAAATAGAATTTATATAATAAACTATTTTAAGTTGGTCCCGAACCCAACGTCGCAGCCATACCCTACAATTAGTTAGCAAAATGTGAGATAGCAACTCACCTTACCGAAGAAACCCTTCTTTTCGGTAGGTCCGAAAAGGTAAAATCTATATGCGACTAGATTATTACCGTCCCTGAGACGAGGCGGACACTCTTAATAAGAGTAAAAGTATTATTCGGATACTTTTCGGCAACTGGATAAAGATGTCGCATTATTCTAGGGCAGTTTTCTTTTGTCTGTTGTTTATGCGTCCTATGTTGATTTTAGCCACAACACTTCTTCAGCCAATCAGAGCATAAATAATCGGCGGACTATCTTTAACAGGATAGTTTCTAGTTGTAATAGTTTTTGTAGCTGACACCCGCACCAGTTGCAGTTTTTCTTTAAAACCTAAGTGTATATATTCATATACATGAACGGGGGGTCAAAGAAAATTCAATCTAAGAAAAACTGGATCTTGATTCCGAAGGAATCGATCGAGCGAAGCGAAGATTATATTAGTATCAAATTAAATGTTCGCTTCGCTCACATTGCTTCGCTAGATTAATGTTGTTAAATAAATGCTTGACGAAAACAAAAATTCAAGTTACAATAAATAAAAATGTAGAAACAAATCTCCCCCTTCGGGAAATTAACCATATGGAATCAGTAATTGATTCTAACAGTAACTTTAAATGAAAATTAATTTATGATTAAGAACGTACATGAAATTCTAGATGAATTTAATCTAGCAGTAAACAAACAACAAAGAGTAGAAATTCTTCAACAGAATAATCTTTATCATTTTAAAGAAGTATTAAAATATACATTTAATCCAAACTATCAATTCTATGTTGAAGATAACTTTCCAACAGATTATATCGAACCAGATACTCTATTAGGAATTAGATATGCTGGAATTGAATCAGAAATCCGTCGAGCCTATTTGTTCGTCAAAGGAGATCCAACTGCTGATTCATTAACAGAAGAAAAACGTAATCTTCTTTTGTTACAATTACTAGAATCTTTTGAGCCTAAAGAGGCTAAGATTTTCTTTAACATGTTACACAAAGACTTGAAGGTTAAAGGCTTAACAGCAGATTTAGTTCGTGAAGTATATCCAGAACTTTTAAATTAAACTTAGTAAATAGTACAACAGATGAAAAAGCACAGCAATATTCTTATGGAAGATTATACCGATTTCCAGCCTAGAAAAACCAAACAGATTAAGAAATTCAAAACGAATCAAGTTTCGTTTTCTGAGTTAGAGTATGACGATTTTCAACCAGCAAAGAAGAAAAAGAATGTCAATTTTAAACAGTATTAAAGACGTATATAACAGTATCCCTAAACAAGAACCTGTTAAACAAATTGTAACCCCGATGGATCCAGAATTATTGGGCAAAACTTTGGACCATCTTAACCAACAGCCTCAAATTGCCCCAAATATTACTAGGAAACCAGAAAAATGAACTTAAAAAATCTGATATTCCGTCAACACTATCTGATGGAATTGAGTTACTCATCAAGTAACAAAGCTAAACAAGCTTCAAAAGAGCAAGTAGTAACTTCTAAAACTTTATACCCCGAAGATTTCGCTGAAGCGATGTTCGGTATTTTCACTGAAAAAGATCTCAAAATTTAATCTAGGAATTTATATTATGACACAAATCGATAAAGATACATTAAAAGCTAACTTACAAAATGGAACTGGAACTATTGTCTTTACAAAAGCTGATGGTTCAGAAAGAACAATGAAATGCACTTTAAAATCAGATTTATTACCTGTGGTAGAGATTAAAGAAGGAGCGAAAGTTAAAGTAGAAAATCCCGAAGTATTATCTGTGTGGGATTTAGAAAATTCAGGATGGCGTTCATTTAGACTTGATTCAATTATTTCTGCTAATGTAACTTTATAAAGAATTGATGGGGGAGTTTTGCTCCCCCAAATTTTTAAGGTCTTCTAGTAAGCTCTTGTTTAGCAGCCATGCTAACATCTTTATGTTTATCGTTTGCTAATATATTAAGATGTTCTTTGGTTGCATTTGGATTTTTTGCGGCAGCTTCTCTAACATATGGAGACTTGTCTTTAATTAATTTATCTAAATGTTCTTTGTGTGGAGTGTTATCTGCTGCAGCAATTTTAACCATTCCCTCTTTATCGTTAATTAATTTATTAAAATGATCTTTATCTGCAGCTTTATTTTTTGCAACAGCTAGCCTAACATTACTACTTTTGTCTCCAGCTAAATGGTCTAAATGATCTTTCTGTGTAGTATTTCTTGCAACATTTAATCTTACAAAATCATCTGGGTCATTAATAAATTTACCTAATTTTTCGTTATCGTTTTTATTGGTATGAACTATATTGGCTCTAATATTAGGGCTTTCATCAGAATTTAATTTATCTATATGTTCTTTATGCGGCGAATTTACTAAAACTGCTTTTCTAACGTGTTCGGATTTATCGTTAACAAGTTTATCAAAATGTTCTTTAGTTGCATTTGGATTATTTGCTACAGCTGCTCTAACTTTGTGGTCTTTATCGTTAACAAGTTTATCTAGATATTTTTTATGCGATGTATTTTCTGCTACAGCTGTTCTAACGTCTTCATTTTCGTCATTACTAAGTTTATCAAGATGCTCTTTAGTTGCATTTGGATTAGTTGCAACGCTTGCTCTAATTTTTGGATCTTTATGCGTAATTGCATATTTATCTATATGTTCTTTATGTGGGGAATTTTTAAAAACTGTGTTTCTAACATGCTCGCTTTCGTCTTCGATAAGTTTATCAAGATGCTCTTTAGTTGCAGATTTATTGGCTGCAACACCTGCTCTAATATCTTCATCTTTATCATTAATTAATTTATCTAAATGTTCTTTACTATTTGTAGGGTCTGAAGCTTTTTGTACTTTATAGTGTCTAGAATTTTTGATAGCAGGAATTTTTTCTAATTCAGGGTTTCTGTGTATTAAATTATGGAAATCTTCGCCTTTAATTGTTTTATTATTTTCATCTTGAAATTGTCCATTTACTCCAACACCACCAATTCTTCTATGGGGAAATTGTTCTTTATGCATATGTAAAATATGAAAATTACCTCTAGATTTTTCGTTATAATGTTGAAACATATTTTTACTTCGATCTGCGATGGAAGTACACCAGCCTAATTTTTCTCCATTATCTTTTTTGCCTAATTCCTGAGCTGCTTCTGTTGTATGAACGTGATATGCAGTAAGATTAGGGCTATTGTGCACAACAGTAGAACCATTTACAACTTTAGAATTATTAATAGCTTTTACTTCCTCATCTTTTTCTTTATGTGGATGCATAGCCGTTTTTAATTCTGAAACTGATTTATATTGTTCTATTCTTTTCTTAGGTAATTTTGATTTGTATTTCTCAAAATTCTTTACTGTATCGTGCATATCATGAGCATCTTCTTGCTTTATTTCTCCTTTTTTATATTGGTCCATCATCCAACGAGTATGTTGGACATTACCGCCTGGAGTATGTTTATGAAAATGGTCAATAATATCAGCTGCAGATTTATGTTGTGCATCTGGATCGTGTTCTGTAGAAATATTTCTTTCTTGTGCTTTATAATCATCGATTTTAGATTCGTTCATTAAAAAACGTTCGATCATTAAAAAATGTTTAAATCTTAACATATAAGGGAATCCTATAAATAATGCTTGACTAATTTAAAAAAATATTATATAATATTTATACCATAAACTTTTAACAGTATTTTATGACAAAACACATTCAACAAACTTATCAAGTTCTTGACGAGATTGAACACATTAGAAAACGAACTGGCATGTATTGCGGTTCTACTTCTGTTCAAACAAGTCAAGAATGGGTGCTAAACAACACCACAAAGAAAATGGAAAAGCGAGATATTTCTTATATCCCAGCTTTTATTAAAATCTTTTCTGAAATTCTCGATAATTCAATTGATGAAGGAAAAAGAGCACCGGATACATTAACTCAAATTAAAGTCGATATAACTTTTGATGAAATTTCCGTTCAAGATGATGGTAGAGGTATTCCTGTAGTTCTTCATGAACAAACAGGAACTTATATCGCTGAAACTGTATTTTCAAATTTAAGAGCTGGTTCTAATTTCAACGATAATGAAGACCAATCATTAATTGGAACAAATGGCGTTGGTTCGACGTTGACAAATGTTTTATCAACAAATTTTAAGATTGAATCTTGTGATGGTAAGAAAAAACTAACGCAAGATTTCTGGAATGGTATGCGCGAGCGTTCCGAGCCTATAATTAAAGATT